GAAATTCCACCACCAACACATGAGGAACAAATTGCTGCAGCCGAATTGGAGAAGCAGCAATTGATTAATCAGGCCAACGATTATATGAACAGTAAACAATGGCCTGGTAAAGCGGCTATTGGTCGTCTGAAAGGTGACGAACTGGCGCAATATAATTTGTGGCTGGATTACCTGGACGCACTGGAACTGGTCGATACTTCCGGTGCGCCAGATATTGAATGGCCTACGCATCCGGCAGTTCAGGCCAGATGACATCCGGCGCGGTGCTGGTATCTGTTGCCGTCACCGCGTCAATGTAATCCAGCACAGCGTTAAGTCGGGTGGTTTCTGCCTGCGTCAGCTTCCGCCCGGCCTGCAATTTCAGTTGAATCAGACTGATGGAAGCCATTGCAGTATCAATCAGTGACTGACGCTGTGCTTCTGCCGCGTCTACTGCGGCGCAATGCTGTGCCTCAGTATCGGTCACCCATTTCTCACCATCCCATTTATCGTATGGCGTTAACGGGGCGATAGTGGTTGTATTTTCGGGGTAATCACCCGGAGCTGTGATTTCTTTGGCGTCTCCCGTTTCGGTGTTATAGACGATTTCACCGCGATGGTCTGGCATATATTCCCATGAATTTAAATCCACAGAGCGACAAATTGCATAACCAGCCTTGTATATGCCAGGTGCCTCCAGACAGGAACATGCCGGAATACCGACACCCACAGCAAGATATTCAGTTGATGTGGAAATATATTCCCGAGTTTCACAATCATAGTTATAGACGGTAATATTCCCCGCCTTCGTGGCAATAAGCTCGCTATTTAATACAGCGTTATCCATTATGCAGCCCTCACGATATAGTTAAATGCAATATTTCGTGGACGGGTTTCACTCCCGCCAGTATTACCGATACTCCCTCGTGAATGAAGTGTCGGTGATGGGATCAGACTCCCTCCTGTATTTGTGGCATCAAGCCCCCGTCCTTGTGTGTATGTTTTTTTGAAAATCGTAGCCAGTTCCCATTCATCTTGTGTGTCATAACCATCATTGGCTACAACAATATGGCGGTGCTTTTCCAGCATCCCTGTCTGAATGCTCAATAAAGCTCGTCCAGCATCAATACCACGTCCGTCATCCCAGCCACGAATAAACTCACCGCGTAAATCAGGCAATTTATTTGTCGGGTAAACCTTTGCCAGTTCCGGGTATTCTTCAGCAGAAAATGCCGCACCGTTGCATTTCAGCCAGCCTGTTGGCGGAGTGGCGGAAGGCCACGGAACAGGCACACCAACGGGTAATGCCGAACCTTCTCCCAAACCAAGGTTTTCGAGAGCCGTTTTCACCGTGCCATCCGATTTGATATCGCCAAACGGATTCTTGCGGCTTAACAGCAGCGCGCGAAGTGCGGTAAGCAACTGATCGTGCCGCCCCTTCTCCAGGCTGGCACCGGATGCCTCCACCACGCTGCAAAGCTCCTCCTGCAACATGTCAAAGTAGTCATCATCCAGATCGGTGGCAGGCGTGCCAGTCTGGGGGTTACCACGGGTAAAACCGTTCTTACCCGCGCCGAACTTATCCTTCTGCGCGGTTTTCGTGTCTATACGATGCATGGATTACTCCGGATATTTAAAAATTACGTAGGTATGCGAAGGGCAGAGTTTGTTAAGCACACATTCGACGACGGTGTCGCCCCAGATACGCAGCGCGGAATCACAGGGATCGCCACATGTCATCCAGGTGCTGTTGGTGGCGGCTGGCATGTTGACCTGCCAGTAATACCGCCATTCCGGCGCATTCACCGCGTCAGTACAGGCCGATGAGCAGGTGAACGTGCTTTTGTCGTATCGCGTGATGGTGGCGTCTGGTCTGCCCAGGGCAGCAAGCTGTGCAAGGTAAAAATCCTCATTGATGCCGCCCGCCAGGTTAACCTTCGCATCCAGTCGTTGCTGACGCTGGCGAAGGGTCTGTGTTCCTGCGGGAATACATTCATCCGGCAGGCCGCACAGACGCTCCCAGCGATTTATCAGTTCGGTGGTGGTGCGCGGATCCAGCTCCCGCATCAGGGCATCCGCACGCTGATGAACGCGGGTTAATGACTGTGCCGCACCGGCAATCGCCGGATCGCTGGCTGACCACGCCGGACCGGGCGGCAGCAGTGCCGACAACAGACGGATGTAATCATCGTTTGTCACGTCCATGAAATCGTCCCCAGAACCGCCAGTTCATTTTTTGCAATGGAGATATTTTCCGCCGGTGCAAGCAATTGATGGCTGTATTCCCCGTTCGCACCGGAAATCGCTTCACTGATACGCGACACCTTCAGTTCTCCCTGCGGATAACCATCACGCAACAGGAACGAACGCAACTCCGCGGTGATGGCAGCCCGTATTTCCGGTGTATCTGGCGTCACACGGATATGAAAATCCACCGTATGCGCCACCGGCCTGAACACATACAAATCAGAGCCTGCCACCGGGGCCAGTGGCCCGATATGTTGTCTTGCCGCCGTTTCCGTTGATTCTTCCGGAATGGGATTAATCAGGTCACTGCTGGCAATCATCACACCGACAGTCCCCGTTCCCATCCAGTGACGGTATGCCCATGCGCGGGTAATGCCGGGCACTTCTTTAGCCCAGACAACATAGTCCCCGTCAGCCCCGCCCTGAGGCGTCCAGTAATACCGCTCAATGACGCGGGCGCGCCACGTTTCCAGATCTTCAGTATCAAATCCACCTGTCAGAGTGTCTGCCACGCCGGAAGACGGCAGACCATTAACCGGCGTGACCAGGATTAATGACGTACCGTCGTCAGCGTTACCGACCGCGCCTGCACTTGAGCAGGCGATCGGCACGCGCAAGACACCACCGGCGCTGGTTGCATCGGCAGTTGCCGTGTACTGAACCAGGTCATCGCGCTGAATAACACTCCCGGCGGTCACCTTCAGGCCATCGCTGACGCCTTCCCAGCGCATATACCCGCTGGCAGTCGTGGCCCCCTTGCGCGGACACCGTTTCATCGCAGCATGTCGCGCCAGCCAGGACTCATCGCACAGGTCAGGCAGCATGTTCATTGCCAGATAATCGATGTACCCGTAAACCGTATGCAGCGCCGCCGCATACACCTTTGCCCGCACGTCTTCATCCATGCGCCGGAGCGTGTCGCTGACGTCCAGCCTGGCGAATAAATCGTTACGGAGCATACTGATATTTTCTGCCAGCGTCGGGCGCTGAAATTCACTGTCCGCCATGCGTTATCGCACTCCACAGATCATCAAAAGAAATCATTACCGGTCCGTCACGACGCCAGAGAGTGATACTGTTACCCAGTTCATTAATCCCGGTGCGGCGGATATCCAGATCAATACGGGACACCACGCCGTCATCAATCATCCATTGCAGGCATTCGCGGATATACCCCCTTACCGTCTGCACCAGCTGATTGGTCAGTTTGCTGCGCTGAAGCAGCCACAGTCGGGAGCCGTAACGGTCATTCTGTACCGCAGGCCAGGTATCCCCCCACCATCCCATCGGGACGTCGGCGTTGTCATCAGGCTCCGCCCGCCGCCAGGTAAACAGGGAAATCACCACGGCGCGGGTCAGCGGATCCAGCGGTGCGCTGGCGCAGGTGCGTTTACCGTTCACCGTCAGCCACAGTTCCATCATGCCTCCATCGCTTTATCAGGTTTGTCGGTGTTACTGCCCTGACCGTTCTCTCTGTGACGATGCCCGTTATAGGCAAGCCGCATCGCTGACATGGTGGTGCCGCCGGAGTCGCACAGGTCTTTCACCTGTCCTGTCACTTCCAGGCCCATTTCAAAACGTGCCTTAGGCGCATTGCGAAACGTGATCGTTTTACCTGCACCGTCCACCACGATCCCCTCCCGGGTCAGCGTCACGGACTGCCCCTGATCGTCATAGACAGCCACCTCCCCAGTCTGCAGCCCTTTCAGGCGGTAGCGACGGTCCGACACCGTAACAACCACCGCATGAGAACGGTCGCCATCCGGAAACAACACCACCGCTTCCGCACCGCTGTTTGCCCTTGCGGTAAAACCGTAGGGTTCAAGATGTTCAACCCCGGCTTTGGGTTCACCGGCAATCAGGGACACATCCACGGTCTGACATTTCGTGGCGGCACTGATGCTTTTCACCACGGCCCGCCCAATCAGGCCGAGGAGTTGTCGCTGCATGGCTTCAATCGTCCTCATCAGAACGGGTCCTCCTGTACTCTGGCTTTTTTCTTTTTCCGCGCGCCGGGGGCTTCGGGTTCAGGCAGATAAGCATCAGGCGGGCCGACACGGATTTCCGTCAGGGTGCCGTTCTGGTCCTGAGTAAACGTGACTTCCGAAACAAGCAGTTCGGTATTGTCGAAACCACAGACCGGATCAAAGACAATCACCCGCTGGTTAGGCTGCCACAGCGTACCGTTACCCTGTCGCCAGCCCTGCACCACATAGGTGGTTTCATCCGTCCGCGCCGCCCGTTGTCGGGCTTCAAAGTCCGCACGGGCAATACAGCCTGCCCCCGTAGCCTGCCCTGTCTGCCTGATATACATCGGACGGTAACGGGCAATAAATGCGTCCTCTGTGCGGGCCCGCAGCGCGGTGGTGGTGGCCTCACCGAAATCATCGTCGTTTCCGGCACGCTGCCCCGCCACCTGGTAAACTGAAAACCGCTCCCGGATACTCTTCTCCGTATCACAGGAAAGGATGTTTTCCCCAAGTACCAGCGCGGTATGTGCCCGCGTTGAGCCAATACCACCAATCACCAGCCTGCCGTGCGGGTCGTCATAAGCCAGCGCCTGCTGCTGACCGAGTATTTTGTTGATCACCTCGATCACCGTTTCACCGTGATCAGGCTGGACATCCGGAATAACACCCGACGGCGCATCGCTGTTCACCACCTCAATGCCGAAAGGCGCAGCAAGCGCCTGCGCAATCTGTACCAGCGATCGTCCGTTAAACTGTGTCGGTTCGGCTGCACAGTCAATCAGGTCAGCAGTCAGACTACGTCCGGCAATACCTGTGCTGACCGAACGGGCATCGTAACGAACGGGGGTCGCCTCCACCCAGCCGGTGATCACCAGCTCATCACCAATCAGCACTTCCACTTTTGAACCATTTTTAATGCGCGGCTGAAGCGTGGTGATACCCTCATCTCCCGGCCACTGGCGGGTGATCTCCACGCTGAAATCCCGCGCCAGCCGTTCAATACCGGCACCGATGCGCACCGATGTCCAGCCATTCCACTCCCGGCCATTTACCCGTAGCGTGACGTTATCGTTCATTGCACTGGCACCTTCAGAGGGATCACCGGCACAAAGCCGGGATGCGTAATGGCATTACGCCGGATAATGTCCGCGTCACGCGCCGCGTTATCAAACCAGGTCGCCGCCAGCACCAGCGCGGGTAAGACCTCATCCGGCGTGCGCTGAATGATCCGTGCAGACTGTTCAAGGCGCGTGTTGATATCCGCATTCAGATCTGCTTTCACCCGGCGCAGTGCCAGAAACAGCGCATCACTGGTTGTACGGGACAACTCCTTATCAATTGCCGTATTCAGTGTGTCGCGAATGTCAGTCAGTTCTTCCCACGTTGGCAGGTCAACCGTGTTTTTCACCGCCGGTGCATTGTTCAGTGCCGGATGCGTGACGGAAGGCCAGCCGGTGCTCTGCGCGGGTGTTGTTGACTGCCCCACTGCGGCATTCTGCATCACCGCGGAAGTTGTTGGCGCAGGCAATCGGGTGATGGCATACGCCGCTTCGCTGATTGCGGTCGTACGAAGGGTGCTGGCAACCACGTTACGCTGCTGCGTAGCCTTGGCGGTGGTTTTACTGACCGTTTTCCAGACGCCGCGCGGTTGCAGATCGCTGCCAAGGCTGACACCGGAAAGCGTCTTGATCATGGTGACCAGGTCGCTGGCGTTACCATAAAGGCGTTTCCCGGTACGCCACATTTTCTGCACCTGCTCAACGAAGTTTTTGCCTGACGATGGCGGAGGCAGAAGTACCGAGATATCCCCCTGCAACAGTCTGGCGGCATCCGATACGACAGAATCCACCACTTTCATCGCATCAGAAACATACCCAAGCATTGTGCTGGCATTACCGACGACGTCGTTCTGCACAAAATCCGCCACGCCATCGATACTGAAACCACTGAAACTGTCACTGATGCAGTCATCCAGTGCAGAACAGGATGACATCAGCGTCTGCGCCGTCGCCACACCTGAAGTGGGGTAAGAGAGTTCTCCCGCTTCGACAAACTTCAGGTCAAAGCGGACAATACGCCCTTCACTCTTCGATGTGCTGACCCGAACTTCCCCGTCAACACAGACTTTCAGCTCACCGTAAGTCGGATGGACAAGCGTGCCGGGACCGGGTTTATTCAGCGCGTCAATCAGGCGATCGCGCTGGTCAAAGCAGTCATCGCCCACCACATAAGCCGTGATGGACGGGCGGAAAGTGACTTTTCCCAGATCTTCGGTATAGGGTTTGTCGCGGTTCGGATATTCGTGTGTTTCCACACGGCGACCTGTTCCCGCACTTTCTTCTTCAACCTTAAACGGCACACCGCGAAATGACGCGTCCTGAAGCCTGTCTTTCCACGTCATATAAACTCCGGATATAAAAAAGCCCACCGAAGTGGGCATGAAAGACATAAATTAATGTAAGGTTTACCCTGCTATTTTTTGAGCCAGATGAGCCTGCAATTTATAAATGTTTGCTCCTTTACTGAACTGTTTTTTTATCGGTTCTGCAATACCAGAAATCCAGATCTTCATTTCAGCATCAAGATCAAGATGCCCGGCGGTTTCAATAGAAAAGTTTGTCACAGATTTATAAGGAATCGAACGATACTCTACTTTTTTCCCTGTGACACCCTGCTTATCAATAAAAATTAACCTTCTGTTAGTCAGAATAATTTGGTCACGAATGAGTTTATAGGCAAGTTCGACATTTTCTCCCTCACCTAAAACAGCCCCTAATTCCTGTTGTGCATCTGATGCATTAATTTCACCGGCATTACCTATAATGGCATGTAACAGACCCATAGATTTCCCTTCAGTTGATAACAAACTTAAAGACAAATTATATCTGGTTCCGTCATCTGCCAATATGCGTATAGCCAACATCGTGATTCATATCAAAACCGCTGGATCGCGTTTCCATAACCCGCATACCCGGAGGCGAATTCACAAAAGAGACCTTGATCTCACCGTCAACTTTTGGCGCAGAAGCTTTGTTAATCATGAAGGGATTCGGGCCTGTGGCATCGGAGGCGTTGTTTGCCTGAGCCAGATCTACCGCCGGATAAGGTGTGTATCCCCGCGCCGGTATTCCCGTCCCATAAGCATCATAAGCACCCGCGCCCCACTGCGCCGAGTTAATGGCATCGACCGTGTCACCGGAACTGTCGGTAAACCATTCAATAATCGGCTTCAGCTTATCCCACATATCCTGAAACCACTTAACAACCGGTCCCCAGTTATTGATCACCATCCCCAGCGGCGACCAGGCAAAAACCTTCTTCAGAAGTTCCCAGCCAGCCTCAAAATAAGGACTAATGGTTTCCCAGAGCTTCTTGAAATAAGGTCCGACAACATCCCAGTTAGTGATAATTAATCCCGCAGCCAGGGCTATCGCCGTCGCAATCACGCCAATCGGCGTCATCGACATAATCCTGCTGACAATACTGATGGCACTGCCCACGCCCATCAATCCCAGTTTCAGAACCGCAAGACCGGCAGCAAGCCCGACGACGCCGCGAATAACCCGGGGATTTTCATCCGCAAACTTCGTGAAATTTTCCCCCAACTCCCCCAGCCATTGCGTGATATTTTTGGCGTCACCAGAAAATGCGCCGCCAATAGCCGCAAGGCCGTTAGTTGCGGTCCCCGTCATTGCCTCCCACAGGTTGGACAGCGTACCAAGCTGTGCCTGAACACGTTTATTCAGGCTGGCCTGTTTATTCATCTTCTGCTGGATCTGATCGTAGCCATCCTTTCCTTTATCGATTAGTGCATTGACCACCTGAAGGGTTTCGGCATCATCACCAAATATTGCCTTAAGTACGCCTGTTCGCTTAACGTCGGTCAGTTTTCGCAACTTTGCCAGTTGCTTAAACATGTTATCAAGACCACCAAAACTCCCTTTGCCATCAGTAAAATCGAGCTGTACCCCGAGTTTCTGGCGGGCCATGATTTTATTGACGTCCCTGATTTTCTTAACGCTTAATCCGGACTGGATAACTTTTCGCAGGGCATTACCTGCCGACTCCCCGTTCATCCCCATCTGATCCATCATGACACTGATGGGGGCAAGACTCTGTGCAGCCTGAAGACCGTCCTTATTCACCATCTTCAGAACAGAGCTGGTTTTAGTGAAGAATGACAGCATGTTGGTGTCGTCAACGCCCAGATAAAACGCCTTCTGAATTGTGTCGAACAGCCCCATCATGTCTTCTGAGGCCGTTCCGGTAGCATCCTGCATCTTTGCGGCAAACTCGGCAGCCGCTTCCGGTGTTTTTTTCAGTTGTACCGCAAGATAAGCTGTCGCTTTACCCACACCACCCAGAATGTTTTCTGCCGGGATCCCCTGACGCACCAGCATCTGCATCATGTTCTGGAAATCAGCCGTTGTACCGGGTAGCTGGTTACCCAGGCCAATAGCCAGTTTATTGATGTCCTGAAAGCTCTTTCCAACCTCGCCGTTCGCATCCATCATGGCGACTTTCAGCCCGGTAGCGGCGTTTTCCTGATCGGCATAAGATTTCAGGGAAAGCGTCAGCCCCGCTGCCAGTCCGCCACCAAGCGCCAGCCCACCCTGTGACGCTTCTTCCGCCTGGCGTTTAAATCCCCGGATTTTCTTTTGCATTTTCGACAGCGCGGGAGAAAGCCTGTCGACACCGGTGATCAACGCCTTAAGCTCAAATTCAGCCATGTGTGCGTTTCTCCTGCTCTATCCTGTTTGCCTGACTGACCAGCAAGGGAATTTCACTGATCGGCATATTCAGCAATTCGAAGGGATTAATGCGCCAGTAGCTGGCGCAGTCAAAGAAGCGATCAGTGAGGTATTCAGCCGTCAGGCCTGGAGGAAAAAACCAGCCACAAGCCACGCCGCTGCATTCAGGTCTGCCGGAGACATCTGGTCGACAGAGCTTTGCGGCACTTTCGCCAGCCGCACAATGTATTTCGACACCACATGCGCCAGAAGTCTGACGGACTCATCCTGATTCATCTGGTAGGGATACCCCAGCTCGCGGACATCCTTCCCGGTGGGTTCATCAAACTCCAGTACGGAGAGTGTCTCACCATGAGCGATAATCGGTTTCTTTAACTCAAGCTCTTTCATTACTGGTAATCCCCTTCTTCACCGTGGAACTCAAGATCAACCGTGCCTTCTTCGGCATTATGGTTCGCTTCGCCGTGCAGCCAGGCGGACGACAATACATAGACCTGACCGTTCGCCAGCTCGGCAGTGATGGTCATCTCATCAGACGAGGTGATTTTGCTCACCGGAAAATTCTTCGGCACCTTGAAGGTCCCTTTGACATAAGGCGCACGGTGAGTTTCCTTGCGGTCCACTGAACCGTCCAGGCCGATGATGTCATCATTGACCGTCCTGTTCATGGGCACCTCAATGCCGCCGGTCAGCGATAGCTGCTGACCGTCAATTTTGAAATAACAGGTTCCCCCGATACGGGCCATTATGCAGACTCCTCTGAATACTGAAGACGGAACTGGTTAACCACGGCAAAGACACGCAACTGGTTAACATAGTCAGGCGGGAACAGCGTGTTCAGGCGGTTCGGATCGCTGGCATCACGCTCCACAACCAGGTACTGCTTAAACAGTTCGTAGTTTTCCACGATCCCCGCACGCTCAAGCTGACGGTAGGTTGCCAGCAGTTCCCCTTTGATCACCGCCGGTGTGACAATCGCCTGACCGGGACCAAAGCGGGTACCGTCGCTGGCAAGCTTGTGACGCCCGTACTTACTGGTAATGACGGATTTCAGTTTGCGCAGCACATACGCGCTGGTATGCAGCGTCTCGCTGTCGAGGTAGCTGTTATCCGCAACACCGTAAGCGTTTTTCCTGTACGTGGTGACATCACGCTGAATGCGCAGCACCCCGCTTTCGACATACGCCGTTGCCACGCCATGAGACAGCAGGGTCTGTTGTTCGGTCATCGTGAACCGTTTCCCCTTCGGCGCAGGCAGCATACCCACCAGCTCACCGGTCTGCGTGGGACGTGCCGGATCGTTGCGAATAAACACCGCTGCGCGGGCGGTACGGCTTGCCGCCAGCTCGTCGGCAGGCGTCTGGGTCTCTTTTTCGTATCCCGCCAGGGTAATGTGCTGCTGGTTAAACTGGTCACCTGCGGTCACCAGTTCTGACAGCGTGCCGATCTTTGCCGTATACACATGACCATACAGCTGACGCGCATAGCTCCAGCGACCGCTGGTATCGTTCATCTCTGTCACCAGCGTGTTAACGGAGGCCGTGTCGTTGAACGGCAGGCCAATATAATCAAACGGCTCATCCGCCATTGCAGCCACCGCGCCGGTGAGAACCGGAGCGCCCGTTCCGGCGCTCCCCGTCGCCACAGCAATCTGTACGCCCGCTGGCAGCACTTCGCCCCCACCAAAGCCGTAGTAATTGAGGCTGACAGGAATTTCATTCCCGCAAAGCCCCTTATGACGCGCGGTCAGCGTGACCACGCCTGCCGAAGATGAGGCCGTAAACGGCAGGGCCGGGACGGCATTAATGGCATCCTGGATACTGCTGGCAATCGTCGTGACGTTATCGCCGTTGGTCACCGGTGCCTGCACGCGGGTACGTCCCACATAAACATTCACCGTGCCGGTTTCGGTTGCCGCCCCGGTCACCGTCAGCGTAACCGTTGCCGCCGCGCCTGTGGCTTCCGGAACGGCAATCACATACAGCTCGCCAAACGGGTCGGTCTGGCGATAAGCCTCAACCATACGCGCCAGCTGACTTCCCGCACCACAAATCTGGCGTGCATAGTCTGCCGACGGCATCAGCACCAGACTGTTGGCAACAATCTCTGCACCGTTATTGGCGTGACCAATCAGCAACGATGCCCCGCTGTCCTGTGCAGTATTCGCCGCCTGGTTATCCATTTCCGCATAAAACAGCGGAACCAGCGTATTCGACGGAATGGTGTTAAAGCTTATCGTCATCGGTATTCACCTTTTTATTCACGCGCCGGATATCACCCGCTGCTTCACGGCGCAGCCAGTAGTTGTTCTCGTCAACATTTCGCCCTTCGGCGGGCAAAAGGTCGCCGCGGGTAGGGTCAGGAACTGACCGCCCTTTAACAGGTTTGACAAACATGAGGATCCTCAGGAAGGAAGGGTTATTTCGGTGTGATGTTCGATATCGCCGTCAGGCCCGTTACCGGGCTCGAGATAATCAACATCAATCGCCAGCGTTTGCAGTTCATCCAGACTGTTCAGATCATCCTGCTGGCGGGTATCGTCTTCGGTCAGCTCGCTGATGACCGAAAAATCGAACTGATAAATCAGCTCATGACGATTCAGATCCAGCAGCGTGCCGCCGTCATAGGTAATCGGGTTACCGCACGCCTCCGGGTTCCAGCCCAGCAGAGCCTTAAAGAGCATCTGCCGGACATCGTCCACCACATCATACGAGGCAAACTGACCGCGCTCATCATGCCCGTTACTCAGTATGACAACCACGGAGAAACCCTCTTTCAGCTCCTGCCAGTAGTCGGTCTGGCTTTTGTTTTCTCCCGGAGAATCATCACCCGGTACAACATATGCCGCCGGGAGTTTCAGCTTTCCGACCTCCGGCAGATTTTTGAACTGGGCCGCGCCTGCAACCCGGTTTTCAAAATACGGACAGCGGGCACGCAGTGCAGCAATAACAGGCGTCAGTTTCATCTGTGTCGTCGCTCCGGCTTCAGTGATTTACGCAATTCCCGCGCCAGAAAATAGCGTGTCCAGCTGCGGTTCTTTTCAAGCGTTTCCACCATGAAGTTATTACGTGGAGCCAGTCGCCAGCCGCTGCCACCGGATGCACCACGATGATGGCTGCGACGACGCTTTGCCCCTCGCCTCACGCCATAGAACAAAAAAGCCGGATAAAAATCACCGATGATACGGCGGTTTCCCTCTCCATTACGCTGGTTAGGGGCTATACGTGCCATAAAACCAGGGCGATGTTTACTGGCTCTGGGTACCATGTAACCAATTGAACGAGCCAGGCGTCCGGTCTGATAACCGGGGTTTTCACCCGGTGCCGACCGCGCACGGCGCATCACCAGCCGACGGGCATCACGCATATGACGCTGACCAATCGTGACAAACGCCCGCCGGACACGGGCGCGGTTAAAGCGCATCTCCGCGGGCTGCTGAAAATCAACGTGCAAAAAGGAAGTCGTCATTGTTGCCTCCGTGACTCTGCCTACATTCGCCCAGCTCCGTACACTCCAGCAGCAGAAAGCGCCGCGCCCCGTTCAGATCGCGCTGACGTTTCACCCGGTACACACTGTCACCGCAGACCACCTCATAATCAGCGGTGATCCCCCGGCGGTAACGAATGGTGATGTAATGGGTGATGGCGTCCCCGGTCTGCGCGGTTTCCTGCCAGGTGGTGGCACTGGTCTGGATAACCTTCGCCCATGTCCGGAACGTAACCGGGTATTGAGGCTCCACGCCAAAGTTATCCGCGGGCATATCCACCCGCAGGCGGATCAGGACGCGTTTATTCAGTTCACCGGGGTCCGGCAGAATGTAGGTTGCGCTGGTCTGCGCCTGACGAATTTTCATTGCGGAAAGTACCTGTACGGGCCGACAAGCCAGCCAAAACTCTGCGGCATGTCGAGTTTCTCCACTTCCGTAACCGACGAGCGGTTTTCGTAAAAATGGCTGATAAGCATCAGCATCCCCAGACGAATATCATCCGGCAGGTGCAGCCCGTCCGGATCGCTGTCCGGAATGGTTTCATCCGGTGCATAGAGCTTCCGGTTCAGATACGTTTCCGTCCGCTTTTGTGCCGCACAGGCCAGCAGTTGCAGATGGCGGTCATCAGCATCGAAATCCTCATCCAGCCGGAGTTGGGCTTTAATCTCTTCCATTGTCAGAAGCATACTCAGCCCTCTTTACTGGTCGTGGCTTTTTTCTCTTTTGCCGCTTTACTGCTTTTTGCACTGATTCCGCGCTCTGCTAACCCGGCCTGAAGTGCAATCTCCTGCACCCGGGCAGGAAGCGCCCCGTCGTCATACTCACCGGCCCGAATGACCTCAACACGCATACCGTCCGGTGACCATTTCAGATCTTGTTTCAGGATCATGATTCTTCACCCGTCAGAACAGGGGGCGCGGTTCCGCGCCCCTGAGTGATTACGCCGCTGCAATCTTCAGCAGTTTGATGGCCTGCGAATCGACCAGCATCCCGCCGGTGCGCTTGGTGGTATAAAAACCGACAAACGGTTTATTGGTGTACGGGTCACGCAGAATGCGGGTGCCGATACGGTCAACGATGGTGTAACCCCGTTTGAAGTTACCAAATGCAATGGCTTTCGCATCAGCGGCGATATCCGGCATCTGTTCGTTTTCAGCGATACCGTAACCCGCCAGAGAGGACGGCTGCCCCAGTTCCAGCCCCGGACGCCACAGATAGTTACCCTCGCTGTCTTTAAGCAGACGGATGGCAAACAGGCTGTTGTTGTTCATCATGAACTTCGCGCCAGTGCGGTGTGCCTTACGCAGCGTGTAAATCAGTTTGATAATGGCGTCTGCGGTCACCGCCGTCGCTTCGCCGGATACAATATGCTGAAGTTTGCCGAACGCCCGGACCTTATCGGTTTCATCAGTGGATTCATACGCCAGGACCCCTTTCGGCTTCTTGGTGCCATCGCCTGAGGTAAAGGCAATTTCTTCCTGTTCGGCAAATTCGGTTGCCAGCTCGCTGTTGATCCAGGCCTCCACGTTGAAGAAGGCATCGTCCAGCATTTTCTGGGTGGCCTGCGGGTTGCCGTAGATTTCCCCCATGAAAGGTTCAATCAGTCCCAGTTTTGAGGTGGCAGTCTGGGAGCGCGCGTCAGTCTCGCCCACCCATCCGGAAGCCGTGCCGCCCAGATTCACCAGTTTTTTGTAGTCGGAACCGCCAACAGTGATCACCGTGGCTTCCTGGCGCATCACCACTTCATCTTTCAGCAGGGTGAGAATGTTGCGATCCAGTGCTTCCGGCACGGCATAGCCACCGTCTTCATCGGTGCCCACCTGCAATGCCTTGCGCTCCAGATCGCGCAGACCATCTTCACGGCCTTTACGCAGGAAGCCCACAAACGCTTCTTTATGCTCGGTGGCCAGTTTATTTTGCGCACCACCTGCCGGACGTTTCAGCTCAAGCAGCTCTTTTTCAAGGTCGCTTTTGAGATTTTCCAGCTCGCTGAGTTTCCCGTTCAGGGTTTCCACCTGCCCGGCAAGTTTACCTTTTTCCTGCTCAATCGCATCCACGCGCTTGTCGTTCTTTGCTTTGAAGTCGTCAAACTTCTGCTGCAGCTCCTGCGCGACCTGTTCGACATCTTTAATATCAACCGCCATCGTATTTCTCCTGATTAGAAGTTCAGATTTTTCAGTGCATTCAGTGCAGAGCCCACATCCTCAGCGTCGCGCAGGGACAGTGCGCCATAGCCCCCGGCCATGAATGCTTTGGCCTGGGTACGGGAGAGTCCGACATCACGCAGGACTCTTTCGATTTTTTTCTGTTCGGGGATTTCCCCGCGGGCCAGTGCGTTCTTGACGTCGCTGATCCGCGCCTCGTCGTTAGACGGGAACGTCACCAGGCTGACTTCCCAGAGGTCGATTTCTTTCAGCAGAAAGGCTTCTTTGCTCCGGTCGTATTCCCAGTCTTTCAGGACGTACCCAATAGAAAGGCCGGTTAACGAACCGGCCTTCATGTGTGCATGTGCGCGTTTTGCGAGGGGATCATCATCAATAAGCAACCGTCCCCTGACGTAAAGCCCGACATCGTCTTCCTTCATTTCGGTGTAAACACCGATGGGTTCATCCATGCGGTGCTGCCAGAGCAGCGCAGGTAACGCTTTTCTGTCACTCCACGCCCGCAGGGAAGCAGCAAATGCCCCGGACATCACCACATCATCGTGGCTGTCCTTTACACCAAAGACGGAGCCATACCCTTCAAACTCACCGGAGTCACTGACAGATTTCAGACTCAGCGGTACATCAAGACGTTGTTTCGTCTGCATTGGCGTTATCCTTCTGCTTACCGGCTTTACTGCCATCGGAGGGTTTCGTGGTCATATTCATCGGTGTGAGATAGACATCCCCACCGGGACGCGGATTCATATCTTCCAGGTCGCGGCAGTCATTGGGAGAGTAAATTCCCCAGTTGATCCCGGTGGCGTAGGCTTCAAAACGGGACTTCATATCCCCGCGCAGTAACGCCCCGGCGTTAAATTTGGCGTAATAAACGCCCTGCTTACTTTTTCGAACCAGTCCGGTGTTGATCCGCTGCTCGATGCGGGTCAGATACGGCACCAGTGAATAGTTGATAAATCCCAGCCCCAGCTCTTCGATATTGTTGAAGGTGGCGCGATCGGTGTTCTGCACCATGTGCAACGGCACCCGGAACAGACGACAGATTTCTTCAAGCTGAAACTTGCGGGTTTCCAGGAACTGGCTGTCCTCGGCGTTCAGCGCCATCGACTTCCAATCCAGCCCCATCTCAAGGATCATCGGGCGGTGAGCATTGCCAAGCCCGGTGTGACGCTCCTCAAAATCTTTCTTCAGGCGCTCATAAGCCTGATCTGACAGCGTCTGCTCTGTACGCAACACACCCGACGTCACCGCGCCATTGCTGAACAGTCTGGCCCCGTGCTCTTCGGTCGCTGCCGCCAGCGATATTGCCTCGCGGGCATAGGCGATGGGATTCAGCCCCACCAGTCCGTCCAGCGTCAGCGTGCGCACATGCCAGATATCCTCCTGGCTCAGTACATCCGTGGAGCCATCCGGGAATGTGACCTGATAGACCGGCTCCCAGCTACTGTTAAGCTTCGGTACCACACAGCCGGGATCGACGGGCAGCAGTTCAGCCACTTCGCCAAATGCTTTCACTTTGTAGGCGTAAAAGTTTCCCCGCAGGCACAGACAGGTGACCACCAGCTCCCAGAACTCCTGCGGCGTCATATAGCCATTGGGATGCGTGGAGATCAGCTTATGCAGACGTTCGCCGATGGCCCTCTCTTTCAGGCTGCCGTTCAGGTGATACAGATTGCAGGGCAACATCCCGACCGACTCTGCCAGCACCCTGACGCAGGAAAAAACCGCCGTCAGTCGCATGGCCCGCTGGCTGCTGATCTGCTTTCCGGTATAGGTGTCGTATGACAACCCGATGGCATCCGCCAGCTCTGCTGGCGTGGTCACCGGCGCGTCACTTTTTCGTTGAAATAATCCCGAAAAGAACACTATTTACCTCCGCCGACAGACAGCTGTGTACGATCGAGATATCGCGCCACCAGCCACGACCAGAACAGGCACAGCGCCCCGGCAACAACAAAACCCGCCGGGGGATAAATCAGCCAGGCACCATATGCCAGCAAAAGCGCACCCAGCACGCCCACCAGAGGCGCGAGAATCAGCATGATCATAATTACCTCAGTTAAAGCGAGCGGATCCCGTAGGACTCAATGTGGTCAGACAGCGTGTCTTCTTTCTCGTACAGCATGGCTCTGCCAACCGCCATAATCAGCGCAACTGCACCGTCAATTTTGTTTTCCGCCTGCTCTTTGACGGGTTTCACCACATCATCGTTACCCGGCATGTTTTTGCCGACCACGTTGCCGATACACCAGGTCATGATGGGATTGCCGTCATGATGAAAACGTCCCGATTCAATCGCTGCTTCCAGCTCTTTCATCGGATCGGACATATTGGTGAAGTTCTGGACGATAGTGACGGGATTCAGGTCTTCATCAGCAAGGTCATGTGAGAGCCCGGTCGCCCCGAAGGGGTCGATGGGTGACTCGCTGACCGGGCTGATTTTGTTCGCCGCTTTGGCCTCTTCGAGGATGTAGCGATAATCCACCTCTGCACCATCGGTAACGGTCAGGACGCCCATTTCCACCCATTTCTGAAAGCGTTCGGCGGTCCGGCGATCTTCATTTTTCTCGACGCTGTACACCGTGTCATACGGTACCCAGAAACGCGGGGCCACACTGTAGTAATGCGTTTTACCGTCAATCTCGCGGGTATAAAGTCGCGCCATGCTGTTCATATCCAGCTTACGCGCCAGGTCAAAGGCCAGAATGCACGGCTGCCCCTCGAACTGCTCAAGGGTAAGTGATTTATCCTCGCAGCTCTGCCAGCTCACCAGGTTGAAATACGCCGAACGCGCCGACACCCAGATATTGAGGTGTTTTGTTTTAAAGACGTTTGCCAGACGGGCGTTATTTTTCGCACGCTGTTGCTGACTTAACAAAAACTCACGGTAAACCGACACCCCAATATTTGGATTGGCTTTTTCCAGCACCTGCGGGTCGGTCCATTCGTCACCTTCGTCAACGGTATAGATGATCCCGAACAGTTCATCGTTGGGTACCGAGCCGTTGAGCATCTCGATAACTTCCCGCCGCTTGTCGTAGCACGGCCCTTCAATGTTGTACCCGGCAGTAGTAATGGCCCACATCAGTGGCTGACGTCGCGCCCCCATCCCGGTAAGCATCGTGGTGTAAAGCGCATCGGTGGCGTGCTCGTGATATTCATCCACCACCGCACAGTGGGGTGATGATCCATCACCGGGGTTACCGATCAGCGGTTCAAACCGCGCGCCATCCTCCGGACGATTCATGTTTGAGGCGTTAACCTCAATCCCGAACGCTTCCGTAAGCATGGGTGTGCGTTTACACATCAGTCGCGCCGGACGAAAGACTTCCCACGCCTGTTTCTCTGTCGTGGCACCGGAATACACTTCCGCGCCAAACTCGTTATCACAGGCAAAACAATACAGGGCGACACCGGCAGAGATTGCCGATTTGCCGTTCTTACGGGGGATTTCGGTATACACCTCCCGGAAGCGGCGCAGCCGGGACCCTTTATTGACCCAGCCAAACGCACAGCAGATCACAAAGAGCTGCCACGGCTCCAGCGTGATGGGCATCCTCTTGAATGCCCACTCACCCTTGGTGTGCGGCAACAGCTGAATAAATTTGGCGGCCCGTTCAGCCAGGTCCTTGTCGAAGCGGTAACGAAACGACTTACTTTTTTCCGCCATCAGGTCATCAAGATGGCGCTGGCAGGCCTGAATCACAAACTGGCAGGCCACAATCTTTCCGCGCACGACATCACGGGCATACTGATTGGCAGCATTTACGTTGGGGTAAGATTTCCGGCTCATGATTCGATGATTTTCAGAAACGGGTTAGTGGCTTTCTTCTGCCCCGCCAGGCCAATCAGACGCTGGCGGCTGCTGGGGTCGAGTCCGAGCATTGCCCCCGTGCTGCTCATCTCGGACTCCTGTTCTTTCTTGGCGGTCAGCTCCGGATTTTTGACCATGCCACCCATTGCACCGGTGATGGTGTTGCCCTGTCTGGCAATATTTTTCACGGCACGTCGCCAGAACTCGTAGGCCACGCACCACCGCTCAAGTACCGCCAAGTCAGTCACGCACAGCAGGCCCTGACCGCAGAGTTCTTTGGTTGTCAGTTGCCACATGATCGTGGCGAGAGGGAGATCTTCTTCAGCGAACCACTCCGGTGGCTCAACACCTTTGATGGGCGTAAAAACAGGTTCATCTTTGTTCAGGGCTCGCTTGCCGGGGTTTCCGGCCAGCGCCTTGCGCGCCGTTGGCTTGGGGCGACGCCCGGAACGCCCCGCCGTTCCAGCCATATGCGGCACTCCTGGTTAAATTTCATTTTTCGCGGGTATAAAAAAACGATGGGGCGGGCAGTCCGGAAGACGTCAGGTCACAGGGATTTGACCCGCCCCTCCCCTCTGGCAGTGGGAACTGGTTCTTACTTCAACCGTTCACGGGCCGTCTTCGCCTTATGACACGGCCAGCACAGACTCTGCAGATTACTGTCGGCATCAGTGCCGCCATGTGCTTTAGGGATGATGTGGTCAACGGTTTTCGCCTCACGCACCACACCGGCACGCAAACACAACTGACACAGGCCTTTGTCACGCTTGAGCACACGTTCACGGATAACATCCCATTTCGAACCATAACCGCGCTGGTGTCGGGACTGGCCTGGCTTGTATTGCTTCCAGCCTTCGCTTTTGTGGCTTTCGCAGTAGCCTGACGGGTCTGTGGTGGTATTACGGCAACCTCGAGCACGGCAGGCTTTCGGGATACGAGGAGGCACTTTATTACCTTGATTATTTATAGGGTTAAAATAAGTATATTCACAAAAAACATTCATTGATTATGAGAATCAAAAATCAGGAAATAATACCCTCCGATTTTCCTTTGCTTATGTAAACTAATTTATCATTACCTAATGATAACACTTGTTGAAATTGCGGCTTTATTTTTATGCATCCTCCCAAAAAACAAGCCAAACTACTTACCCCTCCAATAACATTATAAGGATAATCTACTGACATAGATAAAACAGTTCCCGCCAGACTAAATATTTGTGAAAAATCGAACTCAAAAGAAGTAGAGATGCTAAATTTTATTGGACTTTTCCACACTTCACAATTTAAGCGTTCGATATCCTTTATTGCTTGTTTAAGATTAGAAAGAGCTTTTGCTTTCTGAAGATTGATATCACCAGAACGTTTTATTTCCAAGTAAAGCTCATCAAGATATTCATGTAAAGCGATTAATTCAGGTTTTCTTCTTTCCTTGAAATCAAGAATATCATGTAGGTGCACATCTTCTGTGGGAACGGGTAATAAATTTGCTAGCTCAAAACGTATCACTTCTGAGGTTCTAGATAATTCAGGCACCAAGTTTATTTGGTCACTTAAAAAATGCATGCGCCAATCGACAGAAGAATCCGCATGCCTAAGTATATCTATTGTTTTGGCATGAGTTTCAGCATAAAAATCCGCCATATATTGGCCATCAAAACAACCATGATGTCTATATACCGGTCTGGTTAGCAATCCACATTTTTCTAATTCATCCTCGTTATTTAATGCTGTATGTATAATATTATTAGTGGGTGAAACTAGTTTATCCCAATAAAGACATAGATAGTTTATTTCTAATTGACTAATCCATTTACCTGTACGGATGCCTTTTCCATCCTCGGTTTTAAGTAATTCGCATGCACTAAATACCACACCTCTTTCCATGTCCGTCTCCTGTGATTAAGCTAATAGTAATTTAGCATTATCTTATACGAACGTGGAGTGTCATCTATAGATTCATTTCTGGCACTGTGTCTTGATGTACTCCTGCAAGTAGTTAACCTGTGCAGTTATCTTGTCGATCCCACTTCGGAGGCGGTAATAATTGAGTTCAGCATCAGCTGTAAGTCTTGGACTTTCTCCATAGCCCATGCCGCTGGCTCCGGTCGTTGACTTTGCACAGGTGGCGGCGAATTGCAAGCGCTTACGACCAGCAGAGACATCAGTACGGAGACTTTCGAGAGTCGTGTTAGCATCAGCAAGCTCCTTTGTGTATCTGGCGTCAAGTTCAGCTACGTCACGTTGACGCTTCTGCATATCAGAGATCGTCGCCATAGCCGAATGTAATGCCATAGCGTTTTCGTCGCGCTGCTTTTTGTATTCAATGGCTTGATTGTGGTAATGATTCGCTGACCAGATGAAAGAACCAATAATAGTAACGAAGAAAGCAGCGATAACTAGCTTATAGCTCAACTTCATTTACCACCCCGCCAACCTCTTTAAACCTGGCAATCAGGTCACCAATTTTATGTTCATACTGACCGTAACCAGCGCCCGGCAACGAAGCCCAGATATTGCTGCAACGGTCGATAGCCTGACGAATATCACCACGATCAATCATCGGTAAAGCGCCACGTTCTTTAATCTGCTGCAATGCCACAGCGTCCTGGCTTTTGGGGGAGAAGTCTTTCAAACCAAGCTGTTTACGGTAAGCATCCCACCAACGTGAAAGAAGCTGGTAACGTCCGGCGGCTGTTGATTTGAGTTTGGGGTTTAGCGTGACAAGTTTGCGAGGATGATCGGAGTAATCAGTAAACAGTTCACCACCAACAATAACGTCATAACCGTGGTTACGTGTCGGTTGTCGCCCGTTATCCGTTCCTTCTGACCATGCCACCATATCAAGGAAAGCTTTACGCTGGGAATTTAGTGCCTGCATAAATTACTCCTTCGAGCTACCAAATTTGTTACCGATTACTCGCATTGCTGCCCCACGAATAGCATCGACACCGATCAGCCCAACACCACCACCAATGGCAACAGAAAGTGATTTAGGCCATCCGACATACTCAAGAGCGGATGCAAATGTCAGCGTCAGAGCGCCACAGAGCAAAATTTCGAGTGTTTTTCGTTTCCATCCGCCACCGCCGCCAAAATAGGCAATACGTAAACCAGCCATAACGATCGACATAATCACTGCGCCCAGCGGTGTGTCTCCACGCCACCAGCTCTGGACCAACTCCAGCCAGGTATTTGGGTTATGAGGCATTTGTAGTTATCTCTCACCTCGCTGATACAGCAGGTGCAAATTGAGGAAACATCATGTACCGCAAATCAGAAGCGGAAACGTCAAAGAAGCCGAGTTAATGGATAACTGCGGGATAGGCTAGGACCAAGGAATCCCCAGACCCAGAAACGACAAAACCCGCTCGACGGCGGGTTTAAGCTGCGTGGAGAAGTAACCACTTTTAACAGGATATTCTATTATTTACGATTGTAAACTATTCATTATCCCCATATCTTATGTCGACGGCACTCATCAACTTGACATGCATAAAATCTGAATAAAAACATTCACGATTATACATTAAGCAGAGATGACTAAACTTTTTGACACATAATAAAATACACTTAACATAATCACCCACTATATTTTCGCAAAAAAATCATATCCCTTTGTGCATTTAATTTATATAAAGTGGAAAGATAGAGCGACCTATGTTTAAATCGTTCCTCTGTAACTGAAACAACTTCTCCCCTGAATGGATATTTAATCATTGCAACAATATCAAAATCACTGATATTTTGTTTCTTTTTTAAAAGATTATCTATCCCATAAGTTCCATAGCCATAGTAACAACAAGAAAGATAACACTTACATATATCATCTGGAGTTGATACATTTCTAATCAATATAGCCAATATCTGCTCTCTTATCTTTCTACGTATTGTTTTTTCGTATCTTTTAGTTATAGTTCTCACAAACTGCTGTTCTATAGTGCTCGCTCCTTGGTGTATATTTTTAAATATCCTCAGATAAAAAGTTCTAATGATTGCAATGGGGTCAATCCCTCTATGCAATAATTGTCGATGATCCTCTGCTAACCTTAATATATCAATCATAACAGGAGAAATGTTATTATATTTCTTCGAGTTACAGTAAATATAAGTAGTACATTTCTCATAATCATCAATTATACTTTTAACTTTAAGCTTTATGATAATCGAAGCCATTATTAAATATGGCAACGACAGTAAATAAATTAAAAATTTTTTCGCTGCCACTTAACATCTCCAGAAGAATCTGCAGCAGTAGATAAAAAAGTTCCTTTCATATTTTTCGTATTCACCTTCTTAAAATATAGCATAATAGTATAATCCCTCTTATCACCATGCATTTTTATATTCAACGAAGCATGGTTAGGTCTTAAGTAATTTCTTTTAATTACACCATTGACATCGCCAATATTGCGATGCACGCCAATATATTTTCTTTCATACCCATCATTTTCGATATCTTTTATTTTTTCAATATGTCCTTCTATAGTGTTATTATCACAAATCAACACTAATGTATAGAATGTAGTTAGGTTTACATATGAATTATATGATGATTTTAGCGTTTTACACTCGATCTCAAACACCCCTGAAAAATTAGGTGGCCTTTTTATATACTCCTTAAACACAAAAATTAGAAATGCAGCCAATAACGTGGACATAGCTCCACTTAAAATTACATTTGAAAGCATTGATTCAATCATCCTATTAACTAACTCAATAAGCCATAACATAAAAATAATTCTATATAAGCAACTTTATTCGATACAATATCATTCAACCTTAAGTAGGATAACAACTTACTAAGAAAAAGCAACACTTAATAATGTCACCCTTTGTTATTATTTACATAATCTTATTTTTATAAGGAGACAAATTAATCATATTAATGCATACATCACCTATGGACATAAAATGAGCTATCTTACAAAAATCATTAGCATTTATTTATTCATAACATAACTAAATTTTACGTTCCATTTCCAATTCAATATCTAGCATTATCAACATACCATCAACTACTCCTTCCGCTTTTTGCAATAAACGCCCAACCCAGCAATCAGAACGCCCATGTTTACGGGCAAGCGCCATAAATGTCATACCTCCTACATAGTAATCCACTAATAAATCGTGCAAATCGCTGTTGTTCTTTTTCAGGCGAGCCATACACCCACAAATGATCATCGCGTCATCGTCACAACATTGCGGGCGGGATTTTACTTTTGAAGGGATTAGTCCTTTAAATCCTGCAGCAATAGACGACCAAGTGACATCCTCGTGATTATTTGCCACCCATGCACCCCAACGTTCAAGAACCATTTGAATATCACGCATCAACTTTCTCCACAAAATCAGGCCAGCACGCCAGTTGCCAGCGCACGATCGATAAAACGAAATATCAGCTCCAGTTGAGAGCCATATTTATCTTCAAATGCCACAGTATCCGCATGCAGCTCGTCGTGATGCTTTCTGCACAAAGGCAACACAAAGAGGTCATGCGCTTTTGTACCCATTCCACCCTGACCGTGACCTATCAGGTGGTGGGGATCATCAGCAGGCTTTCCACAACATGCACACGGCTGCGTCTTAACCCAGCGCGTGTACTTTTCGTTAACCCAGCGGCGACGTTTAGGGCGTAACATAAAAGACTCCGGCGACTCCGGATCCACTTTCAGCGCCAGCACCTTTTTCGCTTTATCCTGGATGATGCTGGTGGCAGGAACCGAAGGCACAAGGTCACTTTCCCGGGTAACAGACGGCACAACAGGCTTCGGTAATCTCAGTGCCTTACGGGCTGCACTTTCCGGTAAGGCATCCGCCAGATCATTACGAATCAGCCACCAGCACAGTTCCGGCATTGTCACAACGTGACTATCATCAAAACCGAGATCCCGACGCACAACAGACAACACCCAGCGGGCACAGTTATCCGTTGCCATTGATTCCAGCCGTTCCGTGAACTGATCGCGCAGCTGATTATCACAGTGCCAGCACAGACGGATTGCGCCCGGCGCGTGTCGCATTGTTGTCATGTTCTCGCTATGCCAGTCGGAATGAGGCCACTGACAGCTTTTTTCACGAAGTAACCAGCTTTCAAGACATTCCACGCCACCAGCACGACGGATCACTGCCTCATTGCGGAACACGGCCCGAACGGCAGGATCATCCGCCAGCGGTTGTGATGCCGCCGGAACGGCACCACTGGCGAAAGATGAATAACGTTCCGGCTCAGGCTCCAGCAGGACACGCCCCTGCATAAACAGGGGCATCAGCTCTGAACCTGGTCTGAACAATACGATCCCCATACGCGGGGCAATTTCAGGGGTCAGTAGTGCTCTCACAGTCACCTCAATGAACGGTATCGAGCAGCTTTAACAGCTCAGGGAATCGGGATTCGAAGAAATGCGGCTGCGTCTCGCGCGGATTTGCGGGACTGGTGATGTTCTTGCCGAACATGCAGCCTTTCGCTGTCAGCGACCAGAATTTTTTGATGTTGTTAATCGAGGTACGGCTGTATCGTTCGCGCTGCTCGACGATCCCCAGCTTCACCATCTGGTGATATGCCTGATTAGCCGTAAGGCGGATACCATACTGTTTCAGCAGTGCACTCAGCGACAGCGTGGGGCGACTTGAGCCATCAGGCGCGTCAGCAGGAGCATCAATGGCATAGCGCGGTGCCAGATTCGGTAAGCCAACAGCCTCCTGGAGTTTCTGACAGGCACCAAGCACAGATGAGTTAGACAGGTTTAACTCCCGACGCATAAAGTCCAGCAGAATTACACCAGCCTGCATCTTGTCAGCAGCCTGCCCGGATAATTTTTCCGGTGCGCTGGTTACCATATCGAAAGTACGGATCACCTTCAGATGGAATGACGGGCTGATCCACATTGCATAGGCATACACCAGTTCTTTGCAGACATACGTCCCCTGGTTATTTCCGCCACGACTAACGTTAACTGGCTCTATATTGACCGAGTTGCAAATCTGCAACTCGCTTATTAAACGTTCGGTTTGCTCATTGCGGAGCCAAAATGCAGGCTTATGCTTATCCTGAGAACCGGCAGCCCTGTGCAGATCGTTCAGGCTGTAACGCCCATAAGCATCACGACGAACTTCAATACCATCAATGACCATCAGATTATTCATACTTCGTTTCTCCTCTTAATCAGGCGGCTGCACCCGCCGTTTTCTCGTACTTACTGATAGTGATCTCGACCTTCCCTTCCGGGATAACCGGCCCCCACTCCACCAGCATTCTTTTCACCTGACTGTCGTCCTCCCACACACCCGCGTGGGTCAGGGCGTCAAACAGCGCCTTGTTATAGTTGTCCAGATCGCGGATCCGGTTATCCGGTGGAAACAACACGATCTCCACTGAAGCAGGTGCCGACGTTGGTTTTGGCAGACGACGTAACTGCTCAACTATTGCTGCACACGCCGCGCTCTGGAATTTGCGCCCCGCCGCGCTTATCAGGCTCTTACCAGCAAACGCCCCTTTGTTGGGGTGTCGCCAGTACGTGTTCACGCTGGGCGGAAAAGGCAGAATCAGCTTCATACTTTCAGGCCCCTCTCATGTAACCAGTGGGCTGCACGCAGCCTGGCGTTTTCCTCACCGGCAAGCAGTGCGCGGATAATCCCGACCGCCTCGCTGTCGTCGTCCTTCACAGCGGTATGAAGCGTTATCCCCCGTGCCACGCCACGCTTTATCGTGATGAGGCCTTTTTTCTCCAGTGCGCGAAGATGCTCCACCGCTGCATTCACCGAACGGTATCCCACCATGGTTGCCACCTCCTGATTGGTTGGCGGAAAGCCACGCTCTTTCTGATAAGAAATCAGCATATCCAGCACCTGCTGCTGGCATTGAGTTAACGTCGTCATTACGCCCCCACGTAATTCCCTGACAGATACCACTCTTCACCCGATGCAGCGCGCTTGCTGCTTTTCTGTAAGCACTGCTCACGACGCGCCAGAAAATTGTTTCGTTCTGGCTGGGAGTGGCTTTCACGGAATGCCGCCATCCACACGGTTGCAGCACGACGGTATAAGCCCCTTGACTCCAGTTCTTCAGCCTGGCGGGTCAGGCACAAAATCACCCGGGGATCGTTAGTGCCGACATAGAAATTGCGCACAGGTCTGGTTTCACGAACTGGTTGTGGTTCCGGCTCCTGCGCTCTCTCAGTCAGGCGCGGGAAATGTCTGCGTGTATCTCCTTCACAACGGTGAGCCACACGCCCACTCTGACGTAACTTGCTTGCAGACTGCAGAACGCGCTGCCGTGAGTAACCTGCAAAAGCATCCGCAATGTCTCCGGAAGTACACCCAGGATGGGCTTCAATGAATTTCTGAACGTCATTTAACAGACTCATGATCACCCCCTGAATCCTGCCGGGATCTGGCTGTAGTCCACGTTGTCGTAACTGGATTTGAAGTACGGGTCTTCGCGTTTTTCGGTGTACGTGCTGACGGACGGCGATAAGCGCAGGGAAAGCTCATCCCATTTTTCCCGCAGCTTCGACGGGCTGAGCACGTTACGGCACCAGAACGGATCGCGACTGACGCGGCTGTACATCTCGCAGATTTGTTTATGATTACGACCATCCTGCACACACATCAGGCGAATTTCGTTTGCCCAGGCTGTCCAGTTCGGTTCTTTGGGACGAACCACCTCGCCGTCACATTCGGCGGCCTGCTCGTACAGGGCGATGATTTTTTTCCAGAGCCACTGTGCGCAGGTCAAATCATCCTGCGTTCCCCACTGGCGCTTTTTAGGGCTGAATACAACCGCATCAGGATGGCGAGTTAAAAAATCCTGTTCAGCCGTCTGCGTGTCCGGTTGCGAAGCGTCCGGACGAGAAGGTTTTTTATCTGACGGATCATGTTTTGATTTTACTGACGGATCCCCGCCAGATTCTGACGGGTGAAAACCCGCTTTTTTGCCAGATTTCGACGCATCAAATTTTGACGGGTCAGATTTTGATGCGTCAGATTTTGACGGGTCAGAATCTGACAGTTGAGAAAATGCCGCTGCCTGAAGCTTCGCAACGTTAAGCTGATAAACATTCGACGCATTGCGGTTACCCTGGCGACGCGCCTTACGCGTTAACCAGCCTTCTGCTTCCAGCCGTGCGATAGCCGTTCTGACGGTACTCATCCCCGCGCCAATCTGACGGGCAATGGTTTCAATTGATGGCCAGCACACACCTTCGTCATTACTGAAATCAGCCAGGCGGGCCATAATTGCCACGCTGGATAACTTCATGCCTGATGCAGCGCAACCATCCCATACATAGCCGGTTAATTTAGTGCTCATGACCGACCTCTATTTCCCTGAATTTACGACGAAACTGTTCGAGCGGACTGAAGCATTCATGCTCATAACCTTCGCGGAGGTAGATAACCCGTTGTGTTTCCGGCTCCCAACGAATGACTCTGACGGGCACTCCGTAGTGATCTTTGAACCAGCGGTTAACTTGTCGCAAAGGACTGTCTCCTTCTGCCGGTTGAAATCACCCACAGCCCACTCTGCAAAGCTGTGGGTTACAATTTCCCTGTCACCTGGTACATTCACTGCATAGCAATATTCCACCTTCGCTTTTCCACCCGGTACAGGAAGCGCAATCAGTTGCGAGCGACGGTAGTGTGTTGTTAAACTGTTCATGCGTTAGTTTCTCCACAACCAGAAGCAATCGACGCCACGACGCCCGGAGCTGCACACTCGCGGGCGTCATTACTTTCTGAAATGCAAAAAATTTTGTAGACAAGTGCTGCATGCTCCTGCAGCTTCGAAATTGAGAGATACAGCTCGTCGTTAATTGCTGTCTTCTCATGCGGTTCCACTACACCGTCTTCGATTGCTGAACGAATCTGTTTTGAATAACTGCCGATCTGTTCAATGACTTCCAGCAGACGCTGGTTAATATCGGCGTTGTCCACATCCTCGACGTCAGAAAGAGACACAAAGACGCCATTTGCAGACTGCGCCACAGCATCAGCAATGAAGTGAGTGCCACCAGCACGCTGTAAAACCATTGCCCATCCCAGCGGGAAAATCTGATCGCCATCTGCACGAAGGCGGTTGAATAAAGCGTTTTCTGTTACATCGAGCCAGTCAGCCGCTTCAGCGTAACCACCCGGCAACGCCGCGATAGTTTTTCTGACAGCTTTCACGTACCACTCAGGCTGTTTTTCTATTTTCCAGTGATGCTTACCCACGATTAGCCTCATCGTTCTGTGGTTAAAAATTGAAAGTGTTCTGCTAATCTTTCGGATAGATATCCGGTCTTAAGTCAGATTTCGTAATTGCACCTGACGTGCATTGCTCAAGTTTTTTAGCCAGCACAAAACTGGCTTTTTTATAGCCATTGAAAACCAGCCGTAAGTAGCCAGGTGTTGAGCCAACTTTTCCGGCCAACTCGCCCTGCTGTTCTTTGGTTAAAGAGTCCCAATACGCTTTCATACAATATGTACCTCCGGTGTACATATTACATGATTAAAATGAACCTTCAAGATACTTGTACCTTAACGGTACAAGGGTTTTAATTTCGTTATGAAAACAATCCATGACATCCGGCGGTCTAACGCCAGAAAACTGAGAGATGGTGTTGGCGGGAATTCTTCCTTTGCCACTATGATTGATCGCGAGCCAACCCAGACCAGCAGGTTTATGGGAGATGGTGCTACTAAAAATATCGGTGACAGCATGGCACGACACATCGAAAGATGTTTCGACCTGCCTGTCGGATGGCTCGATCAAGAACACCAGACAACGAACATCACAAAAAAACCTGATGTTTCAATCACTAATAAACAAATCACATTAGTCCCTGTCATATCATGGGTACAGGCCGGAGCATGGAAAGAAGTTGGATATTCTGAGGTTGATTTGAGCACAGCAGAAACGTATCCCTGCCCTGTACCCTGTGGGGAAATGACTTATATCTTGCGGGTGATAGGTGATTCAATGATTGATGAGTACCGCCCGGGAGACATGATTTTTGTCGATCCTGAAGTACCTGCCTGCCACGGTGACGACGTTATTGCATTGATGCACGATACAGGTGAAACCACCTTCAAAAGGTTGATAGAAGATGGGACACAGCGTTATCTCAAAGCGTTAAACCCAAACTGGCCTGAGCCTTACATTAAGATCAACGGTAATTGCTCTATAATTGGTACAGTGATTTTCTCAGGAAAACCAAGAAGATACAAAATCAAAGCCTAATCAATGTTTATGAACCTGCTTCGGCAGGTTTTTTTATACTTGACAATGTACCTTTGAGATACATAATGTACCCAAGCGAAACAACGAACAGGCAGGACGCCCACGAAGTAGCCGCCTGGGGCATATGAAGTCCAGGATGATTCGTTAGCAACAAAAAAGCGCCCTATAGGACGCTTCGCTCTTTAACAATCTGGAGATCCCCAACACTTAACGGGATTTTGGCTTCGGTTCTGGCGGTGAAGGACGAGGTTTTAAGGGTATATGATCCTCTTTCCATGTATATATAAATGCATTCATTTGGTCATCTCAATATAGAATCCATTATTAATTCATACTCATAAAGCCTGTGTGACTTTGGTGATGGTGGTCTGGGCTTTGGAGGTACATGGTTAGGGATTATGGGAATTCTATTTGTCATTATTACACCTTTTTGACCGAGGCAAATCTCCAGCAAACCATGCGATAACGCTATGCATGAATGATATTTCTGACTCATCAACACGTCCCAGCGCAATACAGGTCCGTTTGAACGCAGCATCTTGTAAAGATCTCCATGGATTACTATCAGCGTCTTGAACCTTTAAAAACCGAGTGCGTAGTTCGTCATCAGAAAGGGAGGAAAACTCAACAATCAACCTTTTATACTGTCGCATCTGTTCCTTTGATAAGCCAGCTTCCTGCCCAAATTGGTATACCAATTGAAGCACCGACAAAATAGCTACAGATGCGCCAAAAATAAACATATTGCTATATGGCGCAAAAACAGAAAAGCCCAAGACAATGAGAACAAGAGTTATGCTCTTGTCTATCCGATTTAAAAGGGTGTAATTCATTTTCTCAAGAAAGAAAGAATAATGAATATCGAATGCTAGATCGTCTCGAGTCATCTCTATTCCCTTACATTTCAGGTTTCGGCTCAGGGATCGGTGCTGGTCTCTGATTTACCGGAACATGAAATTTTTCATTGCTATCTACGTACATATTTCCTTCCTACCTGTTGTTGGGATATCCAGATTATACCGAATCCTTGTTGTTGGGGAATAACCAGGTCCACCTCGCCTGATGTGGCTAAAAGCAGGCACATAACAGCTAAGTATTTTCAACCAGAGAGAATCCTTAGCGTTGTGGTGAATGCGGCTCAGCGCACGCGGGTTAAGGTTGAGGCTGACAGTCGACCTTCTGTGGATACCCACCCGTCTGGTGTACAACCTTCGCCAGGCACCGGGAGGCACCCGGCACCACAACTTTATGCTGTGTGTTGTCTTGGCGGTACCAGCTTGTACCCTTGCTTCCGGCTGGTACCGTCCTTTTTACAAAACAGAGAAGAGCATCATCGGACGACGGGCTCATAACCCAATCCATCCGGGCGGCTGCCACCACAGGTGTTCTTCTCTGTTTTGTGGAGAAACTAACCGCCCCTACGGGGGCATTTATGGAAATGTAATTGACTCAATAATCGCCGGACGGTGAGGGCTTCCTTTTACCCGAATTCAGCGCGGTGCAGCGCATATACGTGGAGAACAAAATGTCATTTATTAAAACTTTTTCCGGGAAGCATTTTTATTATGACAGGATAAATAAAGACGACATCGTTATTAACGATATCGCGGTTTCCCTTTCAAATATCTGTCGCTTTGCAGGACATCTTTCACACTTCTACAGCGTCGCCCAACATGCGGTGCTTTGCAGCCAGCTGGTACCGCAGGAATTTGCTTTTGAAGCGTTAATGCATGATGCAACAGAAGCGTATTGCCAGGACATCCCGGCTCCACTGAAACGCCTTCTTCCTGACTATAAACGGATGGAAGAAAAAATAGACGCCGTAATCCGTGAAAAATACGGGTTACCCCCGGTTATGAGCACGCCTGTGAAATATGCCGATCTCATCATGCTGGCAACCGAACGCCGCGATCTCGGGCTTGATGATGGCTCTTTCTGGCCTGTACTGGAAGGCATCCCGGCAACAGAGATGTTCAACGTGATTCCACTGGCACCGGGCCAGGCCTACGGGATGTTTATGGAACGTTTTAACGAGTTATCGGAGTTACGCAAATGCGCATGAATGTTTTCGAAATGGAAGGGTTTCTTCGCGGGAAATGTGTACCGCGAGATCTGAAAGTGAACGAAACAAATGCTGAGTACCTAGTACGTAAATTCAACGCGCTTGAAGCTAAATGTGCGGCACTGGAAAACAAAATAATACCAGTGTCAGCTGAACTGCCACCAGCAAATGAAAGTGTTCTGTTATTTGATGCTAGTGGAGAAGGCTGGCTGATTGGCTGGCGTTCTCTCTGGTACACATGGGGGCAAAAAGAAACCGGAGAATGGCAGCGGACATTTCAGGTCGGGGACCTTGAAAATGTCAATATCACTCACTGGGCAGTAATGCCGAAAGCACCGGAGACTAAGAAATGAGCGTGATAAAAACTCATACAGGAATTGTTATCACCCGAGACGGTGAAAAGCGGATGAAATTACATTCCACTGAAACGTCCTGGGTTGCCGGACGTTGTGAATCCTACGACAAAAAGACTGGTTACCGTTGGGGTGCGCCAAACATGCGTCGCCGTCTGATCCTGGACAGCATCAGGCCAATAAAACAGGTAGCAACCAGAGAACAAAATTAATTATCAGGACTGGAATTTGATATTACTGCCCGAGTGCAGCGGGCTAAGTGGAGAAACAGCCATGGCAAAACTAATGAAAGCGAGCCAATGGGGACGCCGTGAATTCTCTAATGGCTCAATTCCTGACAACCGAACGATAAAACGTTGGGTCGAGAACGGTCTACTCATGGGACGCATCGTGGACGGTTCTGTTTTTGTCTGCGAAACAGAAAAATGGGGAGTCGACTCAATGGTTAGTCAAGCTGTTCGCAAGTTAATAAACGAGGGGTGACCATGGCGGCAAGGCCACGTAAAAAAGAATACAGACATCTTCCTGATTATCTGATTTTTGATAAAGATCGAGGTGTTTATAAATTCACACTTATTACTGGAAAGAAGAAAAATATAGGTAAGGATAGGGCAATAGCCATTGCAATCGCCAGAGAGTACAACCTGAGGATGAGAGCAGAATTATCTCCATCAGTAGAAAATCTTATTAGAGAATCTGGCGGTGTTATCGGAGAAGCAAAACCATTTGCTGAACATGTTGATCACATAATGACCCGGATTATCGAAGACGAACGTCCTTCCCAGAGCACCTTAGATGACTGGAAAAATGACGCTCTACGCGTAAAAGCGTTTTTCGTAAATGTTCCGGCATGCGATATCGAACTTGAACACGTTAATACCTACATCAACAAATATCATGCCAGCGCATCCGCAAATGTGCAGAACAGAAAGGTCAGCTTTCTTAAAAAGTTGTTCTCTTATGCGGTCGATGAATCACTAATGCTGGATAACCCGGCCATCAGAAAAAAAATGCGTAGGACTGATGAGAAGAAAAGACGGCGCCTGTCACTCGAGCATTTTATAGCTATCAGGCAGGCCGCTGCACCATGGTTAAGAACAGCAATGGACCTAGCATTGCAAACTACACATGCACGACTCGAAGTATCGCGAATCCGTTACTCAATTCGCGAACCTAAAGACGGTATATGTGGATGTGTCTGGTTCGAACAACCACAAAATGGCATATATGGGACGCTTTACATCCACAGGCAAAAAGTGCAAAAAAAAGAGGCGTCACACGTTGCAATACCAATTGGTGAAGAGTTGAAACGGATAATTGACGATAGCCGAGATAATGTGGCTAGTCCGTTTGTCGTTCACAGAATCCCAGAACGCCAAGTTAAACGAAGCAAAGAGGTTTCACATCCGACACAAGTTGCACCAGACTATTTGAGTCGATCGTTTTCAGCAACGCGAGACAAGCTAGGTTTATGCGACAATCTACCGATGGATGAAAGACCAACCTTTCATGAAATCAGAGCTCTGGCAGCGCATCTTTTCGATCAGCAGGGTATCGATCCCCAAGGACGAATGGCACATAGCGACGCTCAGTCGACTAAGATTTACACTCAAAACCACATTAATTGGATTGTCGTTCCACACGGGGAAATCAAAACTGGTTAAAATTGCATTAATTCAGATTTTATCCTTGCATTGCTATGGTACAGACCTAAACAGGCATGTGCCAAAAACAGGCTATTGTAGGGATACTCACATCTTTCAGGTATTATATTTTGCATAACCGAAAGTGAGGCAACAAACAGAAATGCCATGCTTTTAAACGCGATACTTCACAATAAGAGTTAAGGTAAAAGGAGCGATAATGGAAGATTTAGTATGTAGTTGGTCACCGAAACTAATCGTTGAACTGATAAAAAGCATTGCATGGCCAGTTGTTGTTCTTATCATCGGATTCAGATTCCGAACTCGAATTTTTGAAGTTGTCAGTTCTTTTTTTTCTAAAAATACGCTATCAGAAATATCCGCGACTTTATCGGGTATATCGGCAAAATTCATAGCAGAGAAACAAACAGCAGAAGTATTAGAATCTTCAAATTCTAATTTGGCGAGCTTACAAAAGAATACGAGCATTGAAGCTATAAGAATACACCATGAACAATTTAAAACTGAATTCAGTGAAGAATTATATCAAATCATATTGAAACAAGCATCTGATCTAGATACTGACAATGAAATTAAAATTGATTTATTGGCACGAGAAATATCTCTTTTGCAAAGTGCTGTAAGATACTTTGAAATAAACAAGGTATTATTCCGCTCACAATATGACTTATTTTATACAATTGCTAGCAATGGTGGTTATATCCGCAAAGAAGATGCTATTCAGTTCTTTGAAAAAACAAAAAATCATAATAAAGAAGCTTTCGCAGATTGGGATTGGATCAAATATATTTCGTATCCAGTAAGCAATAAACTCATTTATGAAAGTGATGCTGGTTACAAACTCACTACGATAGGAAGCTCATATGTAGCTTTTATGTCAAAGAACCCACAATTGATTGACGAGCTTGCTAAATTATAA